ATCCCTCGTCTTTACAGGAACAAGTTTCACCGGGATATCTACAAGGACTTGAATGAGCTCCAGAAAGGTATCGATGAGAACGATCCGGAAAACTCCAATCTGGACACCTTCTCCCTTGAGCTTTTCGAGAACATCGCGTGGCTCATGGCAAAGCATCAGAACCCGGACGTCCCGGATACTCCGGAGGACTGGCTCGACCAGTTTAATACCTTCTCGATTTACGAGATTCTCCCGCAGATCATTCAGCTGTGGGGATTGAACGTGGAACAGCAGGTTACCTCTAAAAAAAACATCGCAACACTGAGCGGGAAATGACAACCCCGCTCTTTTTACTCCGGTGCGTGCAGATCGGGCTTCAAATCTCGGAGCTTGATCTGCTCACCATCGGGACTGTCAACGACATGTATTCAGAAATGGACATGGACGATTATCCGTTCGCCGAGGTCGCAACACAGGCACAGATGGATCGATTTTAACAGGAAGGAGGTCATCGCATGGCTGACAGGATAAAAGGCATAACCGTGGAAATCGGCGGCGATACGACCGGCCTTTCCAAAGCGCTCTCCGGCGTAAACAAGGAAATCAAAAACACGCAGAGTCAGCTTAAAGACGTCAATAAGCTCTTGAAGCTCGACCCGACGAATACCACGCTGCTTGAGCAGAAACAGAAGCTCCTTAAACAGGCTGTCTCCGAAACGAAAGATAAGCTCACACAGCTGAAGTCCGTGCAAGACCAGATGGATGCTGGACTCAAAAACGGTACCGTCACCCAGCAGCAATATGATGCATGGCAGCGTGAGATCATAGAGACAGAAAACGAGCTCAAAAACCTCGAACAGCAGTGCAGAGAAACAGATTCCCATATCTCAGCTACCCTAAAGCAGACCGGAAGCAAGCTGCAGGAGGTCGGCGGCAAGATATCCAGTGTGGGCACAGGACTGACCACGCATGTCACGGCTCCTATTATGGCCATCGGCGCAGCTTCCCTTGCTGCCTTTAATGAAGTGGATGCAGGGCTTGATATCGTGGCGCAGAAAACCGGCGCTACGGGAAAAGCTCTGGAAGACATGAACCAGATCGTCAAAGACCTCGCCACAGAGATACCGACGGACTTCGAAACTGCCGGTGCCGCTGTCGGCGAGGTCAACACCCGCTTTGGCTTAACCGGGCAGGCGCTTGATGATCTCTCTGCAAAATTCATAAAGTTTGCCCAGCTCAACGACACAGATGTTTCGACATCCATCGACAATGTATCCTCGGTTATGAACGCCTTCGGCATGGATGCATCTGAGGCAGACTCCCTTCTTGATGCGTTAAACGCCACCGGTCAGGCCACCGGCATTGATATGGATACCCTCGCGGGCGCTCTTTCCTCCAATGCCATCCAGCTGAAGGAAATGGGACTGACCGCCCAGCAGGCTGCCGGTTTCATGGGCATGGTGGAGATGTCCGGTCTTGATACCTCCTCTGCCATGATGGGTCTTAAGACCGCCATGAAGAATGCAACGAAGGACGGTAAAACGCTGGATCAGGCGCTCGCCGATTTCTCCCAGACCATGAAGGGCAACGGCTCTGAAACAGAAAAGCTGCAGGCGGCCTATGATCTTTTCGGAAGCAAGGCCGGTGCGTCGATTTACAATGCCGTCCAGACCGGAAAGCTGAGTCTTGATGACCTTGCCGGTTCCCTCGGTGACTTTGAGGGAAGTGTCGAGAACACCTTCAATGAGACCCTCGACCCAATTGACCAGTTCAAGATGACGATGAACTCCCTGAAGGAAACCGGCGCGGAAATCGGAAACACCCTCGCTACCGTTCTGGCTCCGGTCTTAAAGGACATCTCCGCAGCCCTGAAGGCATTTGCTGAAATGTGGAGCAGGATTCCGGCTCCGGTTCAGCAGACGATTGTAAAGATTGCCCTTGTGGCTGCTGCTATCGGCCCGATTCTGGTGGTGGTCGGAAAGATCATCTCGGCTGTCGGTACGATTATGACAATCATACCGCAGGTTTCTGCTGCAATCGGTGTGGTAAAAGGCGCGATGGCAGCACTGAACGCGACCATGCTGGCCAATCCTATCGTCCTAATCATCGCTGCGATTGCGGCGCTGGTGGCAGCCTTCATCTATTTGTGGAATACGAACGAGGGCTTTAGGCAGTTCTGGATCGACCTGTGGGAAAACATCAAGCAGGCGGTCGTTACGGCATGGGAGGCGATCAAGAGCTTCTTCTCCACTGTCTGGGAGACCATCAAGGGAATCTTCGAGGCAGCGGTGAACGGCATCAGCACCTTCCTTACAAATGCATGGACAGCGATCACGACCACGGTGCAGACGGTCTTTAATGCCATAAAGACTTTCTTTGAAACGATCTGGAACGCCATAAAGACTGTGTTTGAGACCGTGTTCAATGTGATAAAAACCATCGTCACCACCTACTTCAATATCTACAAGACGATCATCGAGACCGTCCTGAATGTGATAAAGACAGTGGTCACGACGGTATGGAACGCAATAAAAACTGTGGTCACAACAGTCGTCACGGCAATCCAGACTTTCATCACCACGGCTTGGAATGCCATAAAGACAGCGGTCACTACCGTGATGAATGCCATAAAAACTGTGGTATCTACGGTCTGGAACGGGATAAAGACCACCATCACGACTGTGGTTAATACCTTGAAAAATGGTATCACCACAGCCTTCAACGCCATAAAAAATACGATATCGAATGTCCTAAACGGCATCAAGAATACGGTCTCTAATGTGTTCAACGGGATCTGGAATTTTATCTCCGGCATCGTGAACAAGCTGAAGAACGTATTCAACTTCCACTGGGAGCTGCCAAAGATTAAGCTGCCGCACTTCTCCATTTCCGGGAGCTTCTCTCTAAACCCGCCGTCCATCCCGCATTTTTCTGTGGAATGGTACAAGAAGGCGATGGGCAACGGCATGATCCTCGACTCACCGACCATCTTCGGCATGAGCGGGAATACGCTACTTGGCGCAGGAGAAGCCGGTGCGGAGGCCATTGTCGGTGTCGATTCCCTACGCGGCATGATTCAGGATGCCGTGGCCGGACAGACTTCGGCTATCGTTACTGCCCTTTCCGGAGTCGGCGGCGGAGGCGATATCACCATCCCGGTTTATCTTGGAGGCACGCTGCTTGACGAGACCATCGTCACAGCCCAGCAGCGAATGGCGCTCCGGTCAGGAGGCAGATGATGGCATTTACAAATTACCTACGGATTGACGGCACGGAAATGCCGCTTCCGACATCCTATGACCTGTCTCTTTCTGATGTGGAGGCTGACTCCTCCGGCGAGACCGAGGCAGGAACCACCCAGCGTGATATTGTCCGCTCCGGCGTGGCAGAAATATCCGTGGCCTTTCAGGTATCTCCGGCATGGCTTAAAACCCTGTCCGCGATGCGGAGCCTCCCACGGCTCTCCGTGGACTTCTTTAATACCGAGACGATGGTCAGGGAAAACCGCGAGATGTACATGGACGGCTTCAAGGTTTCCCTTGCCCACGACACCAGCAAGAAAGGCTTATGGAAGGTCAGCTTCACGCTGAAGGAATATTAAACGGGAAGGAGCGATTCTCATGTACAGCGTATCAGACGCATATAAAACAGCGATACAGGAAAATACCCGCTCCTTCACATGGTCTGGGAAGATCACCACGACCGCCGGACGAGAATATCCTTTCACAAACGAGGATATTGTAAAGGGCTCCGGATATGTATCCCGGCAGTGCTCCGGTTCCTCTGAAATCGAGCTCGGCTCTGTCTATGCGGCAGAGCTGGGCATTTCTCTTTTTTCGAGTGTTGACCGCTACTCGCTGGAAAACGCCAAGGTCGAGCTGTACTTTCACTTAAACCTCCCGGATAGCACCGTCGAGGATGTCCCGATGGGCATCTTCTTCGTGGCCGAGGCAAACCGGCAGGTAAAGACGCTGGAACTAAAGGCTTACGACGCCATGCTGAACTTCGACAAGGAATACAACGAAGCGCAGACCAGCGGCTATCCTTACGACTTCCTTTCTGTCATGTGTACCACCTGCGGCGTAGAGCTCGCACACTCGCAGGCAGAAATTGAAGCACTGCCGAACGGCACAGAACTTCTTGGCGTCTACCCTGAAAACGACATCGAGACTTGGCGGGATTTTTTGCACTATCTGGCGCAGGCGCTCGGCTGCTTTGCCCAGATTAACCGTGAAGGAAAGCTGCAGCTTGTGCAGTATACGGCTGAGCCGATGGTGACGGTAAATAACACCCACCGTTACTCCTCCAGCTTCTCGGACTTCGTGACCCGCTATACGGCGATAAACTCCACGAACAAGCGAACAGAGACGGCAGAATACTATTCCCTTGACCCGGATGACGGTCTGACCATGAATCTGGAGGTCAACTACCTGCTGCAGTTCGGTCTGGAGGAAACGAGGCGGCGAATCCTCACAACACTCCTAAACACCATCGCGGTCATAAGCTATGTGCCGTTTGATTCCGAGACTATCGGTGATCCGGCACTTGATCCCGGCGATATCCTGACCTTTACCGGAGGTCAGGCAGACGAAAACCAGATGGCGGCCATCACCTCCATCACCATAAAAATCAACGGGAAGTGCTCCCTTAAGTGCGTGGGAAAGAACCCTCGCCTTGCGGAAGCCAAAAGCAAAAACGATAAAAACATCAGTGGCCTTATGAATTCCGTGGAGGCCACCAAAATGACGACCTACTCCTACATAAACTCTATGCCGTACAGCATTGGCGAGGAGAAGGTGCAGATCGTCAATATAGAATTTGCCACACAGGAAGAGACCGACTGCGAGTTCAAGGCTGCCATCCTCTTAAATGTCACGGCAGACCCTCAAACAATAGAGGTTACCTCGGAGGGAACCGGAACCGCGCATCTTCCTGAAATCGATGATGAACAGTCCGGTGATGTGATCGTCCCAGAGCAGGAGCTCGCTACCACCGTATCCGTTCCTGCCTCTTGGGAGGAGGACGGGCAGGCACTTATCACGGTCACCTATGTCAAGGACGGCGTGGAGATTGCAGAGTTCCACCCGCAGGAAACATGGCACTCCGGGATGCATGTCCTAAACCTCTATTACCCGCTCCTTGATATGGCAGAAAAGATGCTGCACACCTTCGAGGTCTGGATTTCTGTTAGCTCCGGCTCTGCTGCGATTGCCGCACAGAACATCCTCGCAGTCATCTCCGGTCAGGGCTTGGGCGCACAGGACAGATGGGACGGACGCATTACGGCAAGCGACGATATGACCATGATCCTGCTATCCGGTATGCAACATCTGGCCTTGGAAGGCTCCGTGGAAACGAGGCTGATTACGCCAACACCGGCAGGAAGCTCCGATGCCATTTCAAAGGTGCTGCTGTCCGGCATGCCGCTTTATACGCTTACGGATAACCTTCGCATCTTTGCTCCGGTCGTCCACGATGTAGTGGATGTGAGCGACAAGCGGAAAATGTCCTACAGCCGGGTCTATGTCATGGACGATGCAGATTTCAGGCTTAGGCAGTCCTTTGAGATTTCCGGCGGCACCGAGCGAAGCCTTGACCGTGGCCGGATGGTTTCACTTACGATCTCCACTTCGGACTTCGTAACGCTGACCGGGCTTGTGATCCTGCCGTTTGAGACGGAACCCTTTATCGGAGGTTTCAATCTCCCGGCAAAGAAGCTCATAAAGACTGCTTATACCGAGCTTGATGACGACTGCGTAAAGCCAAAGACAGAATACGACGAAACCATCGAAGGCGAGCTTCAGGAGATCGAGCGTGGAAGTCTTGCAGCATACCATCTCGGCCTTGGAGCCTTTGAAAGTATATCAGAACTGGAGGTGCAAAATGGCTGATTATTTGTCTATCCAAGAAGTGCTTTCAGGCACTGATAATATGACCATCACCCGGAACAACTCCGGGAATGATGACGGCACCGATACACTGACCGGCGTCAGCTGGTTTACCTACAACAATGTGGCGACATCGAACATCTATGTGAACGGAAACTCATGGATGGGCATCGGCACAAATGCAGAACAGGTAAAAGTCCATCGCCGGGATGCCAAGGTCTGGACGATCCGGCGCGAGGAAGGCACGATCTACGGCTACTACCACTTCCTTCGTATCCGCTGGGAGGGCTATACAAATTACAGCGCCACCAGTGCGGATGTAAGGCTCGTCTGGGATCTGCTGCTTCTCGATACCGGCGACATCGTCCTGCATTTTGAGACTATCCCGACGAACACCTCCTATTTCGGAGAATGTGTCCTTGTGACCGGCTCCGGAAATATCGCTTTCACACCGGCTGCCGGAACGACCATCGCTTTCCTGCATCAGGACGATACCGGGACGGCTTTCCTTCGTTCGGATACGCTTCCGGTGCTGCTTGACCCGTACAACCGCCGGTACCTTATCTCGGATGCCAACGGAGATCTTTATACCGTCGAGGACGGAGCCCTCTTAAGACTCGCGGAGACAGAACTTTCCGCAGAGGTTTTTGAAACATACGGCGTACAGGATATCCCGGACGGTGCCTTACTTCTGACACTGACCGACCCGACGATCCTGTACTGGCACGATTCCCAGAACCGGTTCCCGCCGTTTCGAGCGAGCTTTACCGGCATCCCGAAGCCGCAGACAATCTACTCGGAAAACATCGATATGTCCGACGCCTCGATCATCGGCATTGAAAAGGTCACCGTCGATGCGGACGATGCTGCGCTCTTTGCTGTTTCCTTTGATACTGGAGAGACATGGTGGACGTATGCCAATAACACATGGGCGGCTCTTTCCGAAGAACAGTCCGGCATGACCAAGGCAGCACTTGAAGCAATCAGCACGGATGCATGGTCGCAGAAAGCCATCACCGGCCAGCTGATGTACCGCATTATCATCAGCGGCGAGTACGGATTCGTGCGATCCATCACCACAGACTATCTGAACACGGAGGAATGAGTATGCTCAAAGGAAAAAGCGTTATAGAGCTCACCAACATCCATACCGGTGAGAAAGAAATATATGAGGACGAGAACCTCGTAACAGAGGCCGTTTTCGATGTCCTAAACACCAACCTGCAGGGCTTAATGTATGACAGTCCCAGCTTCGACAGCCAAAGCGGAGAGGCTTGGCTCCTTCCGATCTATTCAAGGCTCACAGGTGGCGTCCTGCTCTACCAGAACGAGATCGAGGAAGACCCGACCCTGATCTATGCTCCGCTCGATAACCCTCTGGTCGGTTACGCCTCCAACGATGTAAATACCACGGAGGATGTGCAGCGTGGCAGCCGGAACCTGACCGAGAGCAAGGCAGTCGACGGCGGTTTCAAGTATGTCTGGGACTTTGCCACCTCACAGGCCAACGGCACCATCTCCTGTATTGCTCTCACGAATATCCTCGCAGGACGCGGCTGCAAGTACACGAACAACTACTTTGTGCTGCTGAAGTCCAACAATATAAACGATGGCGACATCAATAACAACAACTACCGCCATAACCACAGAACCTTCATCGGCGAGGGCTACCGTCTGGAGCTTGTAGCTGTTCATAACCAGACGTCCGTGACGCTTCGGAAAGTCCCGGAGGATTATATCCACGCCCGGCTTATGATCCGGACTTTCACTCAGATGGCGTTTGAGGCCACCGAGGAAACCACCGTCGAATTAAACCACTATCCTTACTGGGTGCATTTCGTCGGCGGCAGCAAGGACGACACGGACGAGCCTTACTGGAACGACGAAACCCGGATGGATTATCTTTTCCATGCGGCTGATGGCAACTGGTACGGTATTGCCCGGAAAGAAATCCGTACCTATGTAGGGATGAGTTATGGCTCGGAGCGTTATGACCGCACCGGCTTTGAATGGTTCATGGATAAGATCAGCGACGGCAGGTGTACGACGCAGAAGATTGTGCTTCCTTCTAATACCACGGATGTTTACAACATCGGAATGAGCGGCAAGTGGCTGATGTTTGCTATCGGGAATACGGTCTACCGCCTCGATACCACGAACGTGGCCAATGTCGAGGTCGTGCCGAATGTCGCCTATAACAACGCCCAGCAGTTCACCTTCTGCGTGGATGACGATGTGGTCATAAACGGCTGGTATTTCCACAACGGAGAGCCGAAGCTCTATGTCCGAAACAAAGCCACCAATACGGACGGTGAGGTATGGGGACAGCGCATGATCTCCCGGTACAAGACCTACGCCTATCAGGAATACTTCTACAGCTACTACGGATACCACTTCCGCAAGGAGCTTTATTTGTACACGCCATACCTCGCCACCATCAACAACCTGTCATCGCCGGTTATCAAGACAGCGGATAAAACGATGAAGATTACCTATACGCTGACGGAAACGGAGGAAGCATGAAACAGTTTGAAGTACCATATAACCTTGACCCGGAATACCCTGAAAAGCTCCTGCAGCGGCCTGCCCTGATTCCTTATATCGACTGCATCTATGCTGCAGCTTGGAAGGATGACTGTGAAAACACCCGCTTTGATATCACCTACCGGGACAACTACCCGAAGTCCTATGAGGAATATGTCTCGCGCATCAAAGCCCTGCTGGCTCTTGGTATTCCGGTCTGTATCCTCGCCCAGAAGAAGGCGAACATCACCATGATCCGGAAATACCGCTCCCTTGGCATCCATCAGTTCATCCTAAACGATGACAAGCTGGCCGCAAGGATCAAGCAGGAATACCCGGAGGTGCGACTGAGTCTTTCCATCACGCGGGCTCTGACACTTGAAGAACTCCAGACCGGCGACTTTTCGATGTATGACCGCATCGTGCTTTTCCACTGGTTTGCGAGACACTTGGACGCTCTTTCTCAGCTTCCGGCAGGCCATCAATACACCATGATTGCAAACAGCGCCTGCTTCCATGACTGCAAATGGCATGACGCGCACTGGTTTTTGCATCTGGATAACCCGGAGGCCTACAGCAAGGAATCCGAAAGTATCTGCGCAAGCTGCACGGCGCTTCTTGCCAAAGGGAAACAGCAGTCCGCTTATATCGAACCGGAAGACCTCGGTTATTTCGACCCGTATGTTTCTTGCTATAAGCTGGTCGACCGATACGACGATACGGATGTGATCTTTAATAACCTCTACTCCTATGCGAACCGCACGGGAAGCGGAGGAAAGCCAAGAGAATACTACAACCTGTAACCCGTTTTTCTATGGAGGCAGCGCCACAGCGGCAGCTGCTTTTTTCATGCACAAATTCAAAGGAGGAATCACGACATGAAAGAATTCTGGAACACCATTCAATTTGCTTTTGCTGCCATCGGAGGCTGGCTCGGCTGGTTCCTTGGCGGCTGCGATGGTCTACTGATCGCGCTCATTCTCTTTGCCGTGACGGACTACATCACCGGCTTCATGTGCGCTGTGGCAGACAAGAAGCTGTCTTCAGCGGTCGGCTTCAAGGGCATCTGCCGCAAGGTGCTGATCTTCATTATGGTCGGCATCGCCAATGCACTCGACATCTATGTGCTCAACCATGCCGGAGTGCTTCGGACAGCGATCATCTTTTTCTATATCTCGAATGAAGGTCTGTCACTTGTGGAAAACAGCGTCCACCTCGGCCTGCCGGTTCCGGACAAGCTGAAGGAGGTCTTGGAGCAGCTCCACGACCGCGAGAGCACAGATACGAAGGAGGACAAGTGACATGATTAAAGGAATAGATGTATCCCACTGGCAGGGAACGATAGACTGGAACAAGGTCAAAGCCGCTGGCATCGAATTTGCCATCATCAAGGCTGGCGGCTCGGATGCAGGAACCTATACCGACAGCAAGTGGGAAGCAAACTACAAGGGAGCCAAGGCTGCTGGTATCCCTATCGGCGCTTATTTTTTTGTCGGCAAGGACTGCGTGACGGCTGCTGCAGGAAAAGCGGATGCCGAACGCTTCATTCAGATACTTAAAGGCAAGCAGCTGGAATACCCGGTCTACATGGATAACGAGGCACAGCCCGCCTCTGCCAAGGCCGGTATCACAGAGGCCACCATCGCATTTTGCGAGACAATGGAGGCAGCCGGATACTTCGTCGGCATCTATGGCTCTGCGGTTTCCGGATTCAAGGAGCGGATGGATGATAGCAAGCTCACGGATTATGCTCACTGGGTAGCGCAGTATGCCAGCAAGTGCTCCTACAAAGGCGAGTACGGCATCTGGCAGTATTCTTCCAAAGGCAAGGTTGATGGCATCTCCGGGAACGTGGATCTGGACTACGGCTACATCGATTATCCTTCCATCATCAAGGCCGGAGGTTTCAACGGCTATACGAAAGAAAACAAGCCTGCTCCTGCCGCAAGCTCCGAGAGAGATCAGGTCATCGCTCAGGCCAGAGCTTGGCTTGGAAAGAACGAGGCGGATGGCAGCCACAAAGAGATTATCGACACCTACAATAGCCACAAGCCTCTCGCCAGAGGATATAAGGTAAAATACACGGATGCATGGTGTGCGACTTTCGTCTCGGCGGTCTCCATCAAGTGCGGCCTGACAAGGCTCATACCTACCGAGTGCGGCTGCGGCCAGATGATTGAGCTTTTCCAGAAGCTCGGCGCGTGGAATGAAAACGACTCCTATGTTCCGAAGCTCGGCGATATCATTTTCTATGACTGGCGGGACTCCGGTTCCGGCGACAATACCGGATGGCCGGATCATGTCGGTATCGTGGAGGCGGTCTCCGGCAGCACCATCACCGTCATTGAAGGCAACAAGAGCGATTCTGTCAGCAGACGAACGCTTAAGGTCGGCGGCAAGTATATCCGTGGCTATGGCGTGCCGAAGTACGCAGAAAGCCCTGAAGACAGCAAACCCTCACCAGCGCCTGCACCTAAGAAAACCGTGGACGAGCTTGCTAAAGAAGTCATCGACGGCAAGTGGGGAAACGGAACTGACCGCAAAAACCGTCTGACCGCTGCCGGATATAACTACGCAGCCGTTCAGGCCAAGGTCAATGAGCTCCTGAAGAAGCCTGCCTCTGCTGCTGTCTGGTACACCGTGAAATCCGGCGACACGCTTTCTGCCATCGCCCGGAAGTACGGCACGACCGTGGCAGCGATCCAGCAGCTCAATCCGACGCTCATCAAGAACGTCAACCTCATCATCACCGGCTGGAAAATCCGCGTGAAGTAAATATCCAATCTGCTATGCCTGCGAGTGTTCTTCGGAATGCCCGCAGGCTTTTTTTTCGTGTCTGTGAAAAATCCTCCGCTCAAATTGGCTCCTCATCTCCAGTGGAAACTGGAGGTGAAAGCATCATGACCAGTGAACAGAAAGCCAAAATTACCGAGCTCCGCACTGCCGGATTCGGTTATGCCAATATAGCAAACACCCTCGGTCTCACCAAGAATCAGGTCGTATCGTTCTGCCACAGGAACGGTCTGGCCGGAGAAAAATCCACACAAGCTACGAAGGACAAGCCGGATGTCGGCTGCTGCAAGAACTGCGGAAAGCCCATCGTCCAAGTGCCCGGCAGGAAGCAGATCAAATTCTGCTCTGACAAGTGCTGCCAAAGCTGGTGGAACGCTCATCCGGAAGCCGTCACAAGACGCGCCGATGCAGTCTACTCCTTTACCTGCGCCTGTTGCGGAAAGCCCTTCACGGCCTATGGGAACCGGAGCAGGAAGTATTGCTCCCACGCCTGTTACATCGCCGGTCGCTTCGGAGGTGATAGCCATGAATGAGGATCAGTTCGAGCGCGAGAAGCTCTATCAGGCCAGCATGAATATGTTTCAAGCCATGCTCAAAGACGGCATTATCACCGAGGAGCAATACGCCATAATTGATACAAAAATGCGGGAGAAATACCAGCCAATAATCGGCACATTATATCCCAAAAACGCTTGATAAATAAGGCTTTTAGAGTGATGTATAGTACCGGAAAGGAGTGAGTCAAATGGCGAAAATCACGAAGATAGAGCCGCAGATACCGGCGCTGCCGACCAGAAAAAAGGTCGCTGCCTACGCCCGCGTATCAATGGAAACCGAGCGGCTCCACCATTCCCTCTCCACTCAGGTAAGCTACTATTCGGAGCTCATTCAGAAGAACCCGGAGTGGGAATATGTAGGCGTCTACGCAGACGAGGCCATCTCAGGCACCATCGCCAAGAAGCGCGATGAGTTCCAGCGCCTGATTGCCGACTGCGAGGCTGGCAAGATTGACATTGTGCTCTGCAAGAGCATCTCCCGGTTTGCCCGCAACACCGTAGACCTTCTAAAGACCGTCCGGCACTTGAAGGAGCTGGGCATCAGCGTCCGGTTTGAAAAAGAGAATATCGACAGTCTCTCCGGTGACGGCGAGGTCATGCTCACGCTCTTGGCCTCCTTCGCACAGTCGGAATCAGAAAGCATCAGCAACAATGTAAAATGGGGAGTCCGCAAGCGCATGGAGCAGGGAATCCCAAACGGGCACTTCCGGGTGTACGGCTACCGATGGGAAGGCGACCAGCTGGTCATCGTTCCGGAGGAAGCCGCCATCGTAAAGCGCATCTACCAGAACTTCCTTGATGGGAAATCCCGACTCGAAACAGAACGAGAATTTGCCGCCGAGGGCATCACGACTCGTGAAGGCTGCCGCTGGGTGGATTCCAACATCAAGGTCGTCCTCTCGAACATCACCTACACCGGGAACATGCTCCTGCAGAAAGAATACATCGCAGACCCGATCAGCAAGAAGCGCAAGAAGAACCACGGCGAGCTGCAGCAGTATTTTGTAGAGAACACCCACGAGGCCATCATCCCGATGGAGACCTTCCAGTACGTGCAGGACGAGATGGCAAGACGAAAGGAACTCGGAGCCTTTGCCAATAAGAGCCTGAACATCACCTGCTTCACCAGCAAAATCAAGTGTGAGAAGTGCGGCAAGAGCTATGTTCGCAACACCCGTAAGAACCGGGCAAAGGTCTCGCAGCTCGGCGATCAGCTGGTCGGCTGGGTCTGCGGTTCCAGCAAGACGAAAAACGGCAAGTGCAAGGCGATGGAGATCCCGGAATACATTCTCCGGCAGAAATGCGCTGAGGCGCTCGGCCTTGAGGAATTTGACGAGGATGCCTTTGCGGAACAGGTCGAGGTGATCACGGTTCCGGAGCAGGGCATCCTCAATTTTCACATGACGGACGGCACAGAGAAAACCCTCACATGGGTAAGTACGGCAAAGAAAGACGCATGGACACCGGAAGCTCGGAAGAAGGCATCATCCTACCGCCGGAACCATGCCATGAAGCGGGACGATGTGACCTGCTTCACCAGCAAGATCAAGTGCGCCGTTTGTGGAAACAACTATCGCAGGCAGACTCGGAAAAAGGCTACCGGCGAAAAGTACCACCTTTTCGTCTGCGCTACCACGAACACCTGCAGCAATAACTGCATCCACGAGGACACGCTCCGGGAGCTTACCGCTCAGGCACTCGGCCAGCAGGAGCTTGACGAGGCAGTTTTCCTGAAGGAAATCGACCACATCACCATCGCGCCGGGCGGACACATCACCTTCTGCTTCTACGATGGGCATGAGGTCAGCATGGAATACAGCACCAAGCGCCGGATGCCTGCATGGACAGAGGAACGGAAAAAGAAACAAGGCGAGGCCATCAAGGCCAGCTTCACCGAGGAGCGTCGCCGGAAAATGAGCGAGACCATGAAAAAGATAAGGAGTGAGAAATATTGGGCATCAACGAAGGCAAAAAGGTAAAGACGATCCCGGCCACACTGACGCGCTTCACTGCTTCTCCAATCACGGAGCAGAAAAAGCGCCGGGTGGCTGGGTACGCCCGCGTCTCGACGGATCACGACGATCAGTTCACCAGCTACGAGGCGCAGATCGATTATTACACCAACTACATCAAAAGCCGGGACGACTGGGAGTTCGTGGATGTCTACACCGACGAAGGCATCACCGGAACCAGCACCAAGCGCCGTGAAGGCTTCAAGAGGATGGTCGCGGACGCACTGGCCGGAAGGATTGACCTGATCGTCACCAAGAGCGTCAGCCGCTTTGCCCGCAACACCGTGGACAGCCTGACTACCATCCGGAAGCTCAAGGAAAAAGGCGTCGAGTGCTATTTTGAAAAAGAGAACATCTGGACTTTCGACGGCAAGGGCGAGCTGCTCATTACTATCATGAGCTCGCTGGCGCAGGAGGAAAGCCGCAGCATTTCCGAAAACTGCACATGGGGACAGAGAAAGCGCTTTGCAGATGGCAAAGTTACAATCCCATTCAACCGGTTCCTCGGCTACGACAGAGGCGCAAACGGTGAGCTGGTGGTGAATCCGGAGCAGGCCAAGGTCGTCCGGAGCATTTACGATATGTTCCTGCAGGGTACAACCTACCACGGCATCGCGCAAAAGCTCACCGATGACGGCATCAAGACTCCGGGCGGCAAGGATAAGTGGAGCATTTCCACGGTCAAGAGCATCTTAAGCAACGAGAAGTACAAAGGCGATGCTCTGCTGCAGAAGTGCTTCACGGTCGATTACCTGACCAAGAAGCAAAAGAAGAACGAAGGCGAAATCCCACAATACTATGTGGAGGGAAACCACGAGGCGATCATCCCGCCTGAAAAGTTTGACATGGTTCAGCGGGAAATGGCAAAGCGCGGCAGAGGCAAGAAGTACCACAGCGGCGTTCATCCCTTCTCCAGCAAAATCCGGTGCGGCCAGTGCGGAAGCTGGTACGGCTCAAAGGTCTGGCACTCGACCGACAAGTACCGCCGGACGATCTGGCAATGCAATCACAAGTATGATGGCGGCAAGCACTGCTGCACTCCGCACCTGACGGACGAGCAGATTCAGGATGCCTTCCTGTCGGCGGCAAACCAGCTGCTGGCCACAAAGGATGCGGTCATCGCCAACGGACGCGAGATGATGGCGCTCCTCTTTGACACCTCAGAGCAGGAAGCCGAGCGAGACAAGCTGCTGGAAGAAGCGCAGGTCGTATCCGATGCCGTCCAGCAGAACATCTACGAAAACGCCCACGTCGCTCTCGACCAGAAGGCCTATCAGAAAAAGTACGATGACCTGACCGCCCGGTACGAAACGCTCAAGACCAGCATCGAGGATCTGAACGAGCAGATCAGCCAGACGCAGTCGCAGAAAGGCAGCGTCGAGGATTTCCTTGCCGCCTTTGAAAAACTGCCGGAAACCCTGACCGCTTTCTCCCTTGACGCATTTAACGCCCTGACGGATTACCTTACGGTCAACAGCGAGGGCGACATCAGTGTAACCTTCCGCAACGGCCAGACCATCAAGGCATAAGAAAAGCTCCTCACCACTGGATTTCTCCGGTGACGGGGAGCTTGCTCTTAGTTTCTTTTCTTCTTCAATTCTGTTTTAAACAGCTGCTTCATGGTAGCTTGTCCATTCTCAGAATACAGGTCTTCTTTACTAATTTCACCCTTATAGACCATTTCCATTATCTTGATATAGGCCTCACCCAGTGCTGTCGTTAGTAGTCCTGCCGTAGTGCCAGAAATCAGACCTCCTGTCACAGTTCCCAATCCCGGTATTAATTTCAAGAGGTTAGAGACTATTGTTTTTCCGAGGACTGTAGCGCCAGCACTCCCAATTGTCGCCGAAACAAATGATGTCAGGAAACTCTTGTTGATATCCATTCCGAATACAACTGTGATCCCAGCAATCATCCCAACCTGAGTGGGAACCAGAAGTGCCGCATCAGAAAAAGGGATCGGTGCAAACCCCTCACCGAAGCTGCCCGCGACCGCTCCTGCGACTATGGCCTGCGAAGCCTTTTTTTTTGACTCCAACGATGCCTTCTGAACATTTTGGAGAGTGTTTTGTAATTCTGCAGGAAGAACCTCGGCCATAACATCAATCAGTGTATCGAGCCCGTAAGAACGAGCAACATACTCATCATCGAAATCCATGTCCTGTGCAAGCAGCGGAACCACTTTAACAATATCGAGATTTTCGGCTTCTACCAGATTCTTCATCTCCGCAGCCTTCTTCTTCGGAACCGCCTGCGTTAACACAACTATGATCGGAACCTGTGTCATTTTATTCTCGGCTGTAAATTCTTTAAGCCACTTTATCTCGGACTCATCGAAAGTACGATTCCCACCCACATTCACGCAATACCAGATGCAGTGGATGGCGTCGTTTATGTCTTTGGAAGCAAATCCTTTGCTGATTATATCGAGGATTTCGTCCTTGACTTTGTTCTGCTGACCACTGGAAAGCTCAAATCCCGGAGTGTCGTAAATGGCCAAGGGATAATCCTTTTTTACCTTTTTGCGAATCTCTGATGTAACAGGTCTGCCTAATCCGGTTTCAGCAAAATTGCCACGGAACAGGCTGTTTATAAGAGTGCTTTTTCCAACGCCTGACTTGCCGATGACAATGATATTCAATGTCTTTAAGTTCTTGATTTTCTCGTTTATGGCATCAATACACTGTTGAGCCATTTTGTCAGTATCGATTTGCATGCTTACTCCTCCTCCGATTCTTCGGGATGTTTTTTCTCAATTATCGGCCCCCAGTCATCGTCGGACTTTTTAGCATTACTGATCTTGTTGACCTTTTTATTGATTGTACCAGTGATGTATGGTGCGACCATTGGAATTACTACGCAGGCTGTCGCGCATAATGCAACACTTCCTACAACATAGCAGAAGACTTTCCCGGCACTGCTCTTACTGCGTTTTTTCTCAGTCTCTGACATTTTCATTCCTCCTATTCTTGTGTATGGGATAGACCTCACTATAGGGTCTGTATTTTTTGCGAATCATTTTTTATACGGTTGAAACTTGGCCAGCGTCTCTAACATGTGCTTTCCTATTTTCTCTGGATCATACTCGTATGCAGCACAGATAAATCGAAGCCCATCTGGCGTTAGTATTCTTCCGTTATTTCTATCTTTACAGAGCTGCTCATAATCAGCAAGCTGTTTTTTCGTAATCGTTGCCAACGACAGACCTCCATTTCTTATTATCGGTCAAAGGGCTCAAAAGCGAAACCCCTGACCAAAACGAAACCCCTAAG